CCTAGGCCCCCTATAAGGCCGCTAAACCACATTGTCTTAGACTTAAAGGCCCCCTTGAGGTACGCCTTGATTTTATCCCACATATCCTTCTCCTTTAAAACATCTTTGCTCAGCTAATCTTCGTTTAAGAATACCAGGATTTACTACAGCAGATGGTGCATGATCCCATTTAGGGAACTCAAGAGCAGCATTAGCATAATCTTGTTCTTTTAGTAGCTTACACAGTGTAGAGTGTTGGAAATTAGCAACACCTAAGTTGTATATAAACGACACAAGAGCATCAAACTGATATTGCGTAAGCGGAATATCTAGATTATTTACTGCATGTTCTGCAATAAACAAGTCACCTGCTAGCAATGAAGTAGCTTGTCCCATCGTAATTGGTGAGCCCACAACAAGACCATCACCCTCACGAAGCATATGACCATAGCCTACTGTCATCTTACCAACACCATCATTATAAGGCATACTTCTAAAGCCTTCAAATGTCTTAAGTTGTTCAATGCCTTGTTGTGATGTCTTCATTATGTCGCTTGTGTTTGTGCTGTTAGAATACCATTAACAAAAGTCATACTACCATTAGAACCAGTAATAGGTGTTAACTTAGCTGTTGTTATTGTACCACTATAACCTGTAGGCTTACCTGTAAGATCCGCATAAGCTCCTGTGTAACCTACGGTAGAAATACCTAAGTTAGCTCGTGCTCCTGCTGAAGTACTTGATCCTGTACCACCTTGAATAATAGTCCAAGGTGATCCACCAGTCTGTGCAACAGAAATGTAGTTACCAAGATTTCTAAACCAATCACGCCAAGAGAACTCTTCACCAATAGGTGTTTGTGGAATTGGGGGGAGCAAATTATTAGCCATAATTACTCCCAATCACAATCACTAGCGTAGCCATGTTCATGTAATACGTCCAGTTGTTTCTCTAAACGACAACCAATGTCAGTACGATACATAACACTATTAGGAATCTCAATCTTCTTCTTAATAGTATTGTAGCACTTCTCACGAGCATCACTTACAGTAGCACCCTTACCTGATACAGTACAGATGTAATCACCTGCTGTAACAAACATCGGTGTGTTCATTTTAACTTCACCGTCACACATGCTTGGGGCTTTACCCCACATGACTTCAGCACAATGAACATCGTTGACTACGTCCTCTTCTGTCAAGCCAAACAAAGGATAACCAGAGTTATCTTTCTTGCTTATCTTGCAATAAGGATAATCAGGGATAGCAATAACAACGCCACAAGCAATTGCATTGCTGGTACGTAGTGTGTCCTCACCGTTGATAAGGTCGAGCATCCACTGAGCGGGGTCGCCATTATGCAACGCTTGTTGAATCTGAAAGAGCGGCCAGCCTGGTCGCATAGTAAACTCAAGAGGCCAAGGAAAGCCATCTTTGTCAATGATACAATTAACATCAATATAACCTGTATATGCTAAGCCATGAAGAAAGTCTTCAAGCGGTTTGAGAACTTGGTCTGCCAAGTAAGATTCGGAGGTATAGCGAACGATAGTACCTTGCTCGCCAGTGGCGACACCAAGATCATCATTCATTAACTTCTTAAATTCCCAGCTCTCACAAAACTGCTTGTTGAAACCACCAGGTCCGAACCAGCCACCTACGCCAAATTCAACACCACCGTGGAACTCTTGGAGGATAAAGTTGCCTTTGTATGCGTTACTCTTCTTCCACTTCTGTAGCATAAAGACCATATCGGCTGCTGATTTAGCAACGTAAGACAGTTCCTTGGCTCCATCACCGATAGGCTTACTAACGTAACGCTTTGGATTATCCATTACGTGTTTAATAGCCTCATCGTAATTCTTGAATACTGTGGATGGGATGGTTGTAATACCAGCCTTCTCCATTACATCTGCACCGTGCATGCGGTCTTGTTCCCAACGATTGGTATCAATAGATGGACCAATGATTGGATAACCTTTATCACGATAACGTTCCAAGCCATGAATGTAAAAGATATTATCTGTACAGAAGATTAGATCTGCCCAGTTCATATACTTCTCCCACTCAGAGACTCTTTCAATGAGTCCACCATCACCGACCATCGAGCGACTGCCATCCTTATTGTGTCTAATAAAACACTTTACAGTGTGTCCAAAGTTCTGGCACCGTAAAGCAAAGTCAAGGCATACACCTGATGCATCGATGATTAGTATTTTCATTCTTTATCCGTATCGTCTTTAATTTTAATACCAAGTTTACGTTGAAAGTTCTTCTTCATACGTTCCCAATTAGGCATTGGTCTATCTTTAACACCAGTAATAGGCATACCTACAAACGCAGATGCTGACTCGCCTGGCGTTCGTCTAGGATCAGTTGCAGAAGATCCAGTAAATGGAACAACAGTACCTTTTGCAAGGTTTTTTATCCGCTCTTGTAATGGTGTATCTTTACGAATATCATAAGCAGCTTCAGTAAGTTGTTTAGGCAACCAACCAAGCTTATTATAAAACGTCTTATCAAAGTCTGTAATCCAATGGTAGAACTCAGCCGCATGTTTAAATGGACTAAGGAATGTACCATCCCCAAGATCAATCGTAAATGGATCTTTGTTTTCCCAGATATACTTACCAGATAAAGCAACGTTAAGTCCATTAGCAAGTGTCAAAGATGTCAAAGCAAACCGCATCATATACTGTCTTGAATAATCATGATCAGTTAATGGATGTAATAAACCTTGTAAACCTCTAGATAAGTCCCAAGTCTCTGGAGCAAAAGCTCTCTCTGGTAGTGCATGTGTAACTGCACGAACAGTAGACATTGTCCAGTCAGGAGCAAACATAAGAACTTGCAAACCCATACGTCCAGTAGGACTATAAGCTGCCATCTTAATCTTCTCACTAAACTTACTGTTACCTTCACGTGCTACACTAAACCAATCAAGACCACCAAAAGTATTGTTAATGTTACGTGCAATCTCTTTCATGTGAACAGCATCTGGAATGTCTGGATGATTTAATCTAGCCATCTCTAATTTCTTTTGTGCAGCAAGATGTTTTAATCCATCATGGGTAATCTCCCATGTCATATGGTCAAGAGCTTTCTGTACCATACGAGCAGGCTGTGTTGCTTTATAAATTAGATTATAGTTTTTACCTGTAACCTTACCTAAAAGTTTATCAGCACTCTGTGCAATAGCATCCATAGCACCAACACCAGAGTCAGAAATAATACCGAATGTAACTCCGTTATCAATCTGAAACTTAGCTTCTTCACTTAGTCTACCTGTTGTCGGATCTTTTAACAAACTCTCACGCTTAACACCACCTCTTGTCTTAACAAAAGATTCAATGCTGTGCATTGGTTTGTTTGTCAAAAAGTTAGCTACGTTTAATGTACCATAGTGGAACAATGAAAAACCAACAGCCATACGCTTAATGGCACCTGACAAAGTAGCAGCTGCTTTAAGAACCATCCCAGGATCGTTGCTACCTATAAGATGCTTTGCAGCATCATAGATATCAGGATGTACAGCATAGTTCTCATACATACCAGAGCCTCTTAATGGTTTATAATTAGGAGGTATCTTTTCAGAGCCACCAATTTCCATTAAGACTGGAAGACCACTAACACGAGTCTTCTTCATTGCATTAAGCTTGTTAGTATCTCTAACCGCTTTCTTTACAGACTGTGCATACAACCGAAACACTTCAGCAAGATCTGTTGTCTTAAATTTAAGATCATGTTTTTCCATAATCTTTTTAAGCTCACCAAAGTCTGTGACTGTACGTGTTTGAGCATGTTTAGTAGTTGGTTGTAAAGACGGATATGCATTACCAATCTCTTTTAATAGAGCTTCTTTCTGCTCAGCAGACAGCTGTTCCATATCAATATGACGAGCTGCATAGTCCTGTATGTAACCTTTAATAGCACCAACCTTATTAGCAGCTTGATAGATCTCATCCAAAACCTTCTGATGAAAGTCATACAGCTTCTTAGCTTGTCCAGTAAGTTCACTACCCTTACCTTCTTGAATTGCTTCCCATACACGCTCACGACCAGCCTTATCAGGCATGATCTCTTCCATTTTAAGCGCATCAAAATGAGTCATTAGACCATCTTTGATTTCATTGCGGACATATACCCCAAGTTTATCTTTAAGGTCTTCTGCCCATGCAGCAAACTTAGTAGGTTCTTCTTTAACAATACCAGGAAGTTTCTCAAGACCCAAGTCTTTAGGTGCTTGAAGCTTACGTCCTTTAATATCAGTAACAAGATCAGGAAGATCAAATGCTTTACTAATCTTTTGCATGTGAGCATCAGTAGCAGCATCAACAAGCTCTTCACGAACTTGTTCTTCAGTACGAACTTTCTTTTCCTTTATTTGGAAACGAGGATCACCAGAATCACGGAGATCACCACTGTGCAATCCCTCATCTGCAAAATCCAGCTTCTTACCTTTTGCTACTTGACCAGTTTCTTGAGCCCTAGTAAGGGCATCTTTACGTTCAAGGAAGTTACCATCAGCATCAATGAACCCCTGTTCATGTGTGTCTTTAGTTTCAGCTTTCCGGGCTTCATCATGCTTAGGACCCATACGTTCAACAACGCCAGTCTTTTTATCACGAATAGCTGTCTCCGTTAAAGCTGCTGGTTTAGCGGCTTCTTCTTTCTCTGCCTGTGCATACTGCTCTTCTTTACGAGCACGATGTTCATTAACATATTCAGGAGTTGGTTTACCCTCAGTTAGGACCTCATGAGCTTTGCCCATTACTTTAGGAGTAAGAATCGCTACAATGTTATCCATAGCAAAGCGAGTAGCTGCAGGAGCAATACCAACCTTAGTTCCTTGTTCAGCTAAAGCATCCTGACCAGCTTGATAAAGCTTAGAGACAGGATCAAAAGCATGACCAATCATTGTGGGGTCAGCACCCATAGCGGTGGCTGCACGTCCAGCTAAACCAGTAAGAGCATCCATATGGAACTCTTTGGTATACTTGTCAGCAAACTCTTCAGCCTTTTTAATGGACTTTTCACTACCAGCTTTGTCAACACCAGTAAAAGTTTCCTTAACAATACCAACGCCTGTTAAAGCGGTCCTAGAGGCCCACTCAGGCAAACCAGTAGCTAGGTCTACCACAGAGGCTACAGTGCCCGCTACAGCGCTTATAGGGTGCTTCTTAAGCCTATCCCAGCTGTAATGTCCTTGAGCATCAGCAATACCTTCATCACGCCACTC